GTTTTAATTCCTCAATAATATCAGCATATGGAGAACTAGTTCCGGGAGGTCTTGCTGAAGGTTTAGGTTTTTTTCTAGAAATTGGAGGAATGTGAGGTACTTCAAGAATTTCTTCTTCTTCTTCTTCTTCTTCTTTTAATTCTGGATCAGGTTGAAAGGTTACTGTTCTTCTTTTTTTTGCTTCTTTTGCACTACGTTCAAGTAGTACAGGATCGTAATCAGGATCATATGTCTCTTCCCATTGTCTATATCTATCCCCCTCTGTGCTATATTCGTGTAGTAAATAACGAAAAATATCACGCTGTTCTTGTGTTTCTAAAGGTTTTGTTTGTTGTGAAGGATCGATCATTGAACGAACAGTACCTGTACCCCTCATATCTTCTATAAACTGCATTTGCTCCGGTAAAGTTCTAGCTGCTCCTGGTTTAATATCCATGTACTTTTCATAAACCTGCAGAATATCAGAAGCATCTTCAATACTTCTAGTCTGATCTTGTTCATTAATCTTAAATTTTACAATAAATAGACCATTTGGTAATTCTTCTAAAAAGGGAATTTCTTGTAAGGTTGATGTTACTATTGGATTTTTACCTCCTCTCCACCCCGGCCCGCTATCTGTTTCAAATCCTCCTGTAACATAACGAAGTACTTGTCTAAGCTGTTGAGAAAATCCTGTTTGTGCAACAATTCCTTGACTTTTCAGAAACTCTTTAATGAATCTTACACTACCATGAAAACCTATTGGACTAACTAAATTTACATCAAAAGTACCTTCTGTTGTTAATTGTTTACTTTCTTTATAATAACTTTTAAGACCAGATAAAACTTGTTCTATTTCACGGGGCATATAAGATTGTCTACCCCCTCCCTGTCGTACAATATCTACTACAAGAGACTTAACTAATCTTTCTAAATGTGAATATTTTTTTAAACTTATCTGCTTTTCTGGAGTAGAAAATTTACGAGTTTCTTGAAAAGCTTGACCAGAAGGTTCCATAGATTCAGGTTCTGGATACAAATCAACAGAAGCTCTTATTTCTTCAAGATACTGTTTTATTTCATCTTGAATTCTAGTTTGTACTTCTTTACTAGAAAGATCTATTTTTTCTGGTAGTTTTTTTTCTGCCATTTTAAATCTTGTTAATATCCAAATATTGCATCTGCTATTTGTGCAGGTTGCTCTTTTATTCTACGAGAGAAACTTTCAAGATTATAATTTAACCTTCTCATCATAACCATGTATCTAAGAGCATCGTACGCATGATCTTCTGCTTTTGTATCTACATCCTCTGAATTAGTCTTCGATAAAGGTAAAGTAGGTAAAGTTCTTATTAAGTTTGTACAAGTAGAAACTATTCTTAGTCTAGGTTGCCCGGTTAAGTCATCCATTTTCAGTCTGCGGTGTACTTCGATCTTACCGGACATTCTATTTGAATCAGAAGGAACCCATCTAACTCCCCTGGTCATCATGGTTTCTGCTATACTCGGACCTAAACCCATCTTAGACCAGCAAGATTTATCTAGTACAGATATCTGCATTGGGGGGTCAAGAGCTTCTAACTGTATAATTAAATCTGCTAGATCTTCACCAGTTAGACCTTTTTTGTATAATTCACGGTAGATCCAAAGATTACTATCCCAATCTACTGCTGCCCAAAGCACACAAGAAGGAGAACTGAACCCATAGTCCGCTGCTCTTATTCTAGGCCAGTTAGTAGGTATTTCAAAAGGTTCTACAACGTGTATTAGCCTGTCGAACTCAAAAAAAGCAGCACCTTCTGCAACGTCCCAATCTCCTTCAAGTAACCTTCTTCGTTCTACTTCAGGCAAAGACAGAAGCATCGCTTCGTATTCACCCGAGTGCATTAAGTATGGATTATCTGTTAGTCTAGCAGGGATGAACTTTCGTTGGAATAAAGGTTCATTTGCTCTAGCGTGAGAAGGTCCGTATTTTAAAGTTTTACCAGTATCTATATCCGTAGCCCAAAAAGGATCGTTTGGAATAGCAGGATCGATAAACATCTTCTTAATCCACCAACCACCCATTCCTCCTGGGTTTGCACTTGCTCTCATGTATGTTTCAATATCTGGATCTGTAGTTCTAAGTCTAGATCTAAGATAGTTCCACACGTAAGGAGAAGGATAATGACCTAGTTCATCTATACCTATCCAAGAAAAACTCTGACCTTGGTATCTTGTAACATCCGAATCTTTATCTACATAAGAGAAAGTAGCTGTAGCTCCTGAAGAAAATACCCAGGTAGATTTTGACTCTTTGAATTTAGAACCTGGAAAGGCTCGTGGATAGATTCTTCTAGATTGGTCTATAAGTTCGGTTAGTTCCCCTAAAGTACGTCTGAGTAATAGAGCACGGTGATTAGGATTAGAAGCGAACCTAAGAAGATCAACCAACATTGCATAAGATTTTCCCCCTCCTGCTGCTCCTCCGTAGAGAACTTCTTTCTCTGGCGCTGCTAAGAACTCTTCCTGCGGGCCAGAGTTCGGTTTGAATACTATTTTTGCAGTTTGTTTTATTGCATCTTTTATTGCTTTAGGCGCTTGATCTAGTAATTCTCCTGTAGCTACTCCCCCAGTTTCTAAAACTTTTAGAGCTTCTTTAGCTTTTTTTGCCCCTCTAGCAAGAGTATCTATTTTGCTTCTTTGCCGTTCTAGATTTTTATTTCTTAAAGATACCTTCTTGCGAGCTTCTCTTCGTAAGTATTCTTTGGTAGATACTCGGTAATTGCCTTTTTCGCCTTCTTCAAGTTTAGGACGACCCATTAGTACTTTGCAGTCCTTACTGCACAACCTTTTGAATATTTTTTAGTTTTTCTTTTCTTTCTTTTTTTTGTTACTTTTCCGCCCCTCTTTTGCCCACTAAGTAATGCTTTAGTTATCTTATCTAAATCTGTAGTATATTCAAGTCTTGCTCGTCCTTCTCCCTCTGGAGTAATACTTCCTGTTCCAGAAAATTTACCAAATTCTCCCAAGTCTAATCCTGCTTGAAGTCTTGCTCTTTCTATTTCTGACCCCCTTCCTTCTATAGATGGTGAAATAAATGCTCCTTCTCCAAGTGGTATATCTCGTACTCCTGCTTCCCACCTAGCATCTTGTATATTACTAAGGGGGCGACCAGATGCTTCTGCATAGGCTTTTCCATATTCTCCCAAGTTTAATGCAGCTCTTACTTGTGCTGACGTATACTGTGGTCTGTTAGGATCTGTACGAACGCTACCAGAAACTTCCACTCCTTGATCCCGATATAAACCTGCTAGTTTTAACCGTTTAATTCGTTCTAGATTTCCTGCTGCTTCAGCAGTGATCTTACCTTCTGGATGTTGCCACGAAGTTCCTATATCCCAGTCAAAAGGTCGATATTTATCGCTACTAAGCTGTACTTCCGCATTTAATCTTCCCCCTGCTATATCCATAAGATCTCTGACATCAATAGCAGCATGATATGCCTCTGTGTTAATATTTGCTCCTGCTTCACCAGATATCCTAGCTCGTCCTACATCAAGTTGTTGACGACCAGTTTCAAATTTACCTTCATAGACTAATTTAGCTGCACCAACAAAACCTGCTGCTAATACTTCTGCAGTTTTTTCAGGTAAACCCTGCTCAGATAAAAACCCTTTAAAGTTTCTTACAAAATCTTTAGTTTCTTTTTTTCCACTTAAATACTCGGAAAAAGCATCAAATCCAAAGGGTGTTGTATTTGCACGAGTAAACATTCTAGCAGATTGTAAGGCTATTTTTCTCCAATTCTTTCTAGAAGTTTAAGATTTAATCCTTCTTCTCCTCTTACTGTTTTAAGTTTATCGAAAACATCTTTAAAAACACTTTCAAGAGCGTAGGTACGCTGTCTTATTTTTTTACTTTCGTAAACAGTAGGAGGCTTTTTCTTTGATAATGGATCAATATCACGCCAGTCCTTTAGAGTCATACCCGCTGGTGTAGGTGCAAGATAAGGACTATCCCCAGCGCGTGTCGTTCTAAAAAGCCCCTGTCTTTCCCGATTGGCAAGCTCTCTCAGTGATTCTCCCGGCATAAGGGCAGCAACCCCCTTTTTCAACCGCCTATCCGCAGCCTGTGACTGTCGTGGCTCTTCTTGCAGAAACTTTTGTATCTGTGTATTTAGTATTGGTGACTTTTGCCTTACGCTAGTTTGTCCCATTAATTTTTCAAGGGCAATAGGCAAATTAGATGCAAACTTCTGCACTGAAGCAGAGGGCGACTTCTGATACTTCCGCATCGCTTGTTCTAATACTTTGTAATCCATATCAGAAATTTTAGGCATTAGGAGTTACATCCTTCATTTCTTTCTTAGCAGGTAGCATAACCACACCATGAATAACTTCCGCTTGAATAGCAATATCCTGTTTCTTACCGATTCCTACCCGGTCGAGAATTTCATTAGCTGCTTTTAATCGAATTTCCATATGGTTCGCACGAATGTCACCATCCATGTCTAGACCTTCTACAAGACGGTTCGCCGCTTTTACACTAGAAGAAGCGAGCATAATCCTTGTTCTATCTATAATCTCATCTTTTAAACTGCTTATTAACCAGCCTTTAGAACTATGTTTATAGCCAGCTTCGTCTATTGCTTCTAGAACATGCCCACCATTATTCATAAGAGAATTTAAGAATTTAGTTTGCTTATCTGTGTATTCTCTTTTAGCTGGTAAAGACATTAGGCTATTCCTGTATAGAACACATGATTTTCAATTATAACTTCCGGCTCTTCCCCTGCTGACCATGCAGGTTGTAAATCTTTTACATGGTAATGTGTAGATCCATTTGTATTATCTTCAAGCCCACCTGCTAAACATCTTGAAGCAATTGCAATACAAATCAAATAACCTGTATTATCTAAGGTTAATTTTTCTAACTTTTCTTTATTCGGATCGTTTTCATTCCAGCAAGAAAACTGATATCTTTTTCTACAGACTTTTTCTATAGTATTGCCCCACCAGCCGCCCTTTTTTACCCGGTTTAAAATGACATGGCAGACTGCTTGCTTACCTAAATTAGATTCACCCCTGGCTTCGCCATACATAGTTTTTGCAAGTGTAAATAGTTCTTTTTCTTTCATTAGCTTTTTACAGGCCGCACACTACCACCCCTCGCATAAGTTTTAACTCTAGGATTTGGTTTAACAACCGCTGCATAATCATGTAAGTACCGTATGTTTTTAACATCGGTCATTTCTTTTCTGCCGGTAGTTCTAGCGATACGGTTTTTTTCCTGTTGTAGTTTACTTATTTTTTTTAGCATATTTTATCATTCTCAACCGCTTTATCATTCTTTTAGCATTTTCTACAGTTTTAGCCGTGGCTTTTTTAATCCACTTACCTTTGGAGTTTTTTCTATATATGACCTTACCTACACGTTTGTAAGGCACAGCTAGTCATCTTTTTTCCTGCGACATTCACAAGGGTCACATTTGCAGTTTTCACATTTACATTCGCCGCAACTCATAATTATTTTCCCTTTTTTCTATTGTATCTATCGTACCAAACTTTACTAGCTTGTCTTAGTTGAGTATTGATAGTTCTTATTAGTTCTAGCTCTTCGTTTACTATTTTGCTGTAGCCAGAACGTATATCTTCATCTATTTCTGTAGATAAACTTTCTACTATTTCTTGTACTCTATCTATATGTCCGCAAGAGTCAGGTGGTATATTTGGTTTTTCTAACTTTCTGGGCATCTTAGTATTTAGCAGATCTTACACCACCGCCTTTTGCGTAGTTTTTCTTAGTTCTGCTTACTTTTTTCCTGGTTCTACCCCCTTTTTTAGCTCCGATTTTCTTGAGGGGATCTTCTACAGTAACAGTTGGTCCGGCAGATGTGAAAATTTTATTAACATTAGCCAAAAACTCGGGGTCCATAATATTCATAGCAGCAGAAGCTATCGTACCAAAAGGGGCTGGTGCTAATCCAACGGCAGTTTTCATAAATTGTCCGACTATTGGATTAGCAGCTATTGATCTATCATGTTTGGGTGTATTATCATCCTGATGTGCAGCTAAACCATCAAAAGTAGCAAGAGATCCGCCATACTTGCCTTGTTGATCTATATCTCTAAAGCCTTCCCGCCTTGCAAACCCAAGTTCCTCAGCCATAGTATATCCAAAAGCATTTTTCTTTGTAGTAAAACCTTTAGGATCATTAAGCGCATTTTGAACAGTTCTAGGAGTTAGATCTGCTCTTTTTTCCGGCGTATCGCCCACTATATCCAATACTTGATGTTGTAAAACCTTTTCCTGAGATAAGCCTTCTATAGCACCTCCTTTTGGACCTGCCCCTTGACTAGAAGTGGTGCCTATCGGTGCGTCTCTGCTTGTTCCACTGAAAGCACCAACAGCTTTAGGAGAAAAAGATGGTGCGCCACCCTTACTTGCACCCTTACTTACGCTTCTACCTGTTCCACTAAATCCTTTTCCAAATGTAGGCACTATTCTAATCCTTTATAAACATAATTTTAGTAACTGGCTGTCCTTACACCACCACCCTTTGAATAGTTTTTCTTACTAGCCCCAGGTACACCACGTTTTCTACCAGCTTCAGTAGGTTTAAAACCTGCAGCTTCTATTTCTCTAAGCTTTTTAAGTTCATCTGGTTCACCGGCAGGAGAAGGATCAAATAGATAAGATAGTGTTCCAACTATTGGTCCACCGATAAGGCGTGTTAGCCATTTTATTGAAGCTGAACTTAATCCCTGTGTTCCTTTAGTAATAAGTTTTTGATATTCTTTGGCTTCCATACCCCTTTTAATTTTTTCTATTTTTTGTGCCTTTGAAAGAGATTCAAACACTTGCTTATACGCATTAGCTTTATTAACCTGTGTCTGTTTAGCAATTTTTCCTTTAATTCTATCCCAGTAAGCGTTATTTGCTTTAGCTAATCTATCATCTATTACTTTTTGTTCTGCTTTAGATAGTTTATTATACCGTTCAACAGCCTGTCTTATAGTTTCTCCTTTTTTTACTAGCTGTCTTACTACCGGGGGATCTTTTTTTAAATCGGCCATTTTAAAAAATCCTAATAACTAGCGGGTCTTACACCACCACCCTTTGAATAGTTTTTGTTCTTGATCTTTCCACCCTTCTTCTTACCAGTCCTCAACTCACGCTTCAGGCGGATCATCCGAGCATCTTCCTCTTGAAATTGTTTATTAAATTCTTCCATAGAAATACCCTGTCTTTTTAAAGCTTTTTTAAGCCCTTCTTCTACTCTTGGTTCCATTGGACGTAGTTTCTTTTTCTTTTTGCCAGGATAATCTGGAATATTACCTATCTTAGTACCAAGACCTAATGCAGTTCTAGATTCTTCATCCCCCCACAGAGCAGCTCTTTCAGCTTGAGTTAATTTATTCATCTGTTTTTTAAGAGTAGGATACTTTATTGAAAGTCTTTTTTCGTAATCGCTGCTAGATTCATCTTCTCTCCGAGGACTTTCCTTTAGAGAATCCATCATTCTAGCTTTTAAACTTTTTAAATCGGCCATTTTAAAACTCCTAATAACTAGTAAAAAAGAAAAATCGGGGGAAGTTAGCTTAAAAAAAAGCTAAACCCGGGAAACCAGTCTTACGAATTGCTGGTTTTAAACTTCCCCCGATACTATAAAGTGAGACTAGTTCTGTCTAAACTCTTTTTAAAAAATAAAGTTGCAGTCTTTTGACATTTGTAGCCTCTGTATACTATTATACACCATATATGGGTTTTGTCAAGTAAAAACTTCTATTTTTTTAAAAAAAAATTATAAAAATAACTGTAAATTAGTAAGAAAAAATGGTTCTAAAAGAGTGTTTATTTACAAAGGTTTATAAAAAAGATTATTTTTTACTTGACAAAACCCGTATTTAGCTGTATAATAGTATTAACGTGGGTAGGTTAATATATACCCCCTTCTTTATTTAAAATGTAACTCTCTAACTATAGCTATCTATAGCTAGAACAGATTCCCCCTGCTAACTAAGATTTAAATAGGTTCTAAAACAGCCCCAGGTAGCTCAGTAGTAGCTAGCTGGGTTTTTTATGACCCTCTATACCCTCAGTTCTTTATGCTCTTCTGTGGGTCTATCTATAGCCAGAACAAAAAAAGGTTTAAAAAAATAAATTTAAGATGGGCTGTGTATATACATATGGGAGGGGGGGTAGTGGCCCATGCGTGGAGTACGCATAATATATAATGTGAACAATCTACAACCTAACGTGACCGGGGGTTTTCTAGATCGGGTGAATTCCGGCTAAAATCAGAGCCTATTGCCAGCCTGATTGAGCTTTAAGGAAGCTTTCGCGTGTAGGCGCAGGCACACGGGCGGAACTATATCAACAAATTGGTTTAAACTTAGCCCTGGACAGGGGCCAGAGCTGCTTTACCAGTCCACCAGCTTCAAACTAGTCTAACCGGTACAGATATGTATCTATTTATCGTCAAGCGCTTCCAGCCGTGAACCAGACCCTAGCAAACCCTCTTCTAGCAATCGGTCAGCCCGATCCTTGAACAGGTTCGCTAGAACTTGAAGCTCGTTCGCTATATCTACCGGGTCGCGCTTTAGAGCAGCCCGGATGATATCTTTACTGAATTGGCTAGTGCTTGGATCATTTAGTAGATCGGCGATCTTTTCCCCGTCGGATGACCGGTACAAGAACCCTATGTTGAGCCTGCTATTTTGAATGATGATCATCATCCAATCCCCCCGAATTTAGGTGAAAACATCAGCCAGAGCGCAAACCCGAGCAAAGCCAGGGCTAGAACCAATTCGATCTCCCCCCAAGCAGGGAATAAATCAAGCCTGTCTAAAGCTAGAACTAAATCGATCATCTTTTTTTCTCCTCTTCTCTGTGCAGTCAGTATCTTCCAGGCTCAAGCCGATTACAAGAGATAAAAAAGACCCTGCCCCTTGATTGCAGGGGCAGGGCCAGTTGCCCTCTAGCCTCAGCTAGAAGGTAGGGAGAAGGGCAGGGCTAGGCTGCTCGAATTGCTGATTGTATATCCCATTTAGGGAAATCAGGATACTTTGCCTTTAGCCCAGCAAGCGAGCGGGGGTTAGCCCTGTCGATTTCAAACCAAATTGCAATTAGCTGATCAGCCCGTGACTTGTATAATTCCTCACGTTTTAATTTATTATTGAGCCGTGCCTCTAAGCCCATCAGGTCTAATGCCAAGTGTATCCGGAGCAAATATTTAGCAATCGTAACAGGGTAGGGTAAATTCTGACCCTCGTTTGTGTCTGTTATTTCGAGAGTTGCAGCTTTTGCAATGGCACGCCAGTTTTTCCCTTTGTCTTTTGCGCCTGTACGAGGCGTTTTATCTCTGAGTGTTTCGTCTGGTACTGCGCATTCCACTTTGATATTCAAAATGCGAAGACACCAATCCTTGCGCCTGTTCTTCTTCTCCGGAGTGTTCTGCGGGTTGCTCTGAATAGTCTTCTGCACTACAGGCTGTTGAACCATTGCCCCAAGGCTAAACTGGTAATCTACAAGGCGCTGCTTATCATCTGCAGTTAATATAACCAAGCCGTCCGCTTTCTTTTGGAATTCATCCATACTTGGAAGCGGGCTGGTAATGGCCATAAAATCGCCAATCCCCAGAACCTTTTCTACTCTGCGGAAACGTTCATCATGGTTAGAGATGCGTTCATCATGGTTAGAGATGCGTTCATCATGGTTAGAGATGCGTTCACCGTGGTTTCTCTGGTTCTCGTTGAGTTTCGAAAATTTAGACATGGTTACTTTTCCTCTTGCTGGCTGTTTAGCTTTGGTTCGGAAGAACCGTGCAATAGAAAATACTGCAATCGTTCTGCGGTATTCAGTTTCTGATATTCAAGTTGCCGAGCATCATCGCTGCTAGTCCAACTCGCCCTTCTCCATTTATCGTAGAAAATTCCCTCGATCTTGCTTACTGGTATTTTTTTGACTGCCATCGGTTTGCCCTTCGCTGTTGTAAAAGACCCGGACACAGAACCTATTCCATATCCGGGCCAGTGTAAAGCGGGTTAAAATCAGCCGATTATGTAGTAGAGAAACATTATCACAATCGAAAGGATAGCTAGCCTGTAGACTAGCAGAAGCAGTTCGATCACGCTGCGATCAGTTCCTGCCAGTTGTTTGAGTTCAGAACATTGCTAACCTTCTCGGTGCGTCGTCGCTGTACGTTCCAAACCTTCGCACCTTCCCAGCCAGTCTTCAAAGTTACGATTTTACGCCTGCCCTTGTTATCAGTATCTTCACGCTCGAAAGTTTCGGTAGTGTGCGTGCTCCAATGGGTTAGGCAATTGTAGACCAACCACAAGTTCGGCCCTAGATCACTTAAATCTTCCCGGTATCTATAGATTAGATAATTAAGCAATCCCTTGTTGATACCCGGAACCGATTGATCTTCATCTGGCCTAGGTTTACGAGAACAAATCGTTCTGGAAAACAATTCTTTAGCTTTTTCTTCATCGCATGGTATCGAGCGCAACCTATCGAGTAGCTCAACATTGCTAGAAAACAAACCAAGCGTAGCGCCGATCTTGCCGATCACAGCATTGATATCTAGATTGGTGGTGTGTTTTTTCTTAGTGTGAAAGGTACGTTCACCACCAAATACCAGGGTGTTCCTGCACAAGGAACGATAAGCGCCAATAAACTGTTGAAACTTCCAAGACTGGTCTACCGAATTGAAAGTATCAGAACGCAAGCAAACGGCATCTTTACCACCAAAATTTTTGGTGTGTGCCAGAAAATGAATTGATCTTTGTACCTTAGCGCCAAACTCGTACACATGATCGACCACTTTTACATCATGCCAGTTAAGCTCATCCTGCGCTATGATCGCTTCGTTCTGTTGATGGAAATAGTCGGTGTGATTTACAAGCTGGTACATTTTGCCGAAACTGCCCATTTTAGCATCTTTTGGATTAGCTCCAGCGTTGATCGTAGCGCCTACTTTCAATCGGTGCACATCATCCGGGCCTAGAACGTCCAGGGGGATATCATCATCGCGGTGCCAATTACCTTCGAGGTCTTGCCAGCCAGTAGGCCGCTTCTCGAATTGGATATCGAAGGCGGACAAATCTTGGATATCGTTGTGTTCATGTATTTGTAAGTCTTGCACTGTTTTTCTCCTAGGTTATGAATGGCAATAGCCATCGGTTTCAATACCTAACCACATGCCTGACCAAAGTACAATCACACAATTATCGCAAGGCAATGGTTCAACCGTGTCTAGAAATTCCGGGTAGGTCATACCCTGGTCATGCATGTGCCATTTTCGACACAGGGCTTTTTCCTGTGCTGCAGTTAACTTCATTCTATAACCTTTCCATCTATAAAAAATTTACTACCTACAAGATCAACGCCTTGGCCCTTTGGCGTTAAACCTACCACAGAACCTTTAGGGTCTAGAAACCTGAGATCGTGAATATCCCCATCAACAACCGGATAACCCCAAAGTTTTTTAGGTAAACAATTCTTGAACGCAACCGCTACGTTTTTCCCGCTAGCTAGAACCTTCAGGCAGTTAGATTTGTTTCTACCTGAATAAGAATAGGTTAGATCATAGTTTTTCAGATCAACAATTTTGTTAAAGCGATTGTAGACTTTTGTATAGTCATAAAATATAGCTTCATTGTAAAGATCAACAAAGTGCTTAGCTAGAAACAAATCACTTGTACCGTCTAGGCGAATGCACGGTATAAGGTCTTCAGACTTGGAATATTTTATAGCTTTTAAAATATCTTGTCGTAAATCAGATAGAAAATTTTCCCGGTCAACAAAATACCGCTTTGTCTTATTAATTCTAGACCTCTGAACCTGCGGAAACTTACCAAAGCCAGAACCAAACAAACAATCTTCCCTACACTCAGGGCTAGAACCTGCACAAACGTTCCAACCTGATAAAGTATGCGGAGCTAGATATAAAATAAAGTTAAGGTAACCATATTCTATAGACTTTCTAGCTTTGGCGTTTTGGTAGCTTAATAATTTAGTGTACATTTTCACCTACAGAAGCATTTTCAGCATTAACAATATCTAAAAGTTTAGATAATGCACGATACCAACAATCTTTCGCCTCTTCACTTGTAGCATTAAAACAACGCTGTTGTAAATACAGAATAGCTTGTTCTTGTCCGGGTGTCATCTTCTATAGCCTCATGTGTGCAGCGATAAATTGATAGTATTCGATAACGTCAACGATAACCCAGCGCGTAGGCAAACGCAAGCCAAAATTTCCATAAGCTACCTTAGCAATTTTAGAAGATATTTCACCTAGTTCAAAAAGATCATATTTTTGCCAGACACAATATTTTCCATCTATTCTAAGTGAATACTCTGTATCCCTGTTATCCATTTTCTATATCCCGTATGCCCAGATTACTTAGGGAATTGATCAACAAACTATGATCCATCAACAAATTGATCAACAATTTCCTATCTACCTTAACAATTTTCGCATTCTTTCTAGCTTTATCAACAACTTTATACAGATCATCAAAGTTATCTACAGTGGTATTTAACGATATTCTATCAACCATAGTTTTAATG